GGAGGAAGCGAAGCGCCAGCAGGAGGCCGCAGACGCCGAGAAGCCCGATGCCGACAAGGCCCTTGAGCAGCGGGTGGCAGAGATCGTAGCTGCGAAGACGGCCGATGCCGAGAAGCGCGTCGCAGAGGCCGCCGACCGCCTCAAGGCGTTGGAGGACGAGCGGGCCGCCGGCAAGACGCTGCAGATCATCACCGGCATGGTGCAGGGCCGCGACGATCTGAGCCCCGTCTCCCAGACCGGCGTGATCGAGGGCTTCTCGGGCCAGATCATCGCCCCCGACCAGATCGGCACCCGCGTGCAGGAGGCATGCGACCGCGAGCGCACCTACGCCCTGGAACTCCTGCAGGCAGCCGGGGTGCGCACCAAGGTCACCGGCTCCGGCGCCACCGACACCGGCCGCGCGCAGGAAGCTACGAAGGCCTATGAGGACGGCTTCACCGAGTTCGCCCGCAACATGGGCGTGGATGCGAAGACTCTCAAGGCCATGCAGGAACTGCCGCAATAGCAGCAAGCGCCGCAAAGGACAATAGCGCAAACACTCAGGCCTCGCCGATTGGCGAGGCTTTGTCAGTTCTGAGGTGAGATGGAATGGCGAACTACGTGGATGTGAACGCAAAGAAAACCTATGCCATAGAGTCCAGCCGGATCGCCATTGAGACCACGGACACGACCCTGGATGACGTGACCAGCGGCGACCTCGTCATTGCCGGGGCGCTTGTCGGGGTCGCTGTGGCAGACTACGACGAGGACACGAACCTGCTGGTGGTCGACACCAGGGGCCGCTACGAGTTGAGCGTCATCGGCAAGGACGCCGGCGGCTCCTCGTGCGCCATCGCCGTAGGAGACTGGCTCTATTACGACCCGGCAGCCGACCAGATCAACCGCGACTATAGCAACGGCATCTGCATCGGGCGCGCCCTGGAGGCCATCGGCTCCGGCCTGACCGCCACCATCGGCGTGGAGATCATCCCGATCCCCTGGTCCGACTGTCTCGCCATGGTGGCCGCCGCAGTAGCGTAGCCCGACACACAACACGAGAAACGAGGTGGCCTATCATGGGTCTGCCCAGAGTCGATTTGGTTCCGCGGGTTGTAGACGAGAACACGGCCGGCGGCCGGGAGATCAATATCCGTACGCTGGTCAAGCGCCAGCAGGAGGCAATGCGCTCCGGTCGTGTGCAGGAGGTCATGAGCACCAGCGACCTCACATACCTGGCCGACGTGATCGACCGCGGCCTGATGGTCTCGTACTTGGACGATTCGATCCCAATCACATACCCGATGCTCGGAAAGCGCCGGGACACGACCACCCTTGCCCGCGCCGGGTCTGGCCACGGCGTAGACTACCGGCTCAATGCCGCGCGGCTGATCCCGCAGGTGGCAGAGGGCGCAGACTACACCACCATCGACCCGAGCGACGAGAGCTTCGAGGCCCACACGTACAAGTACGGCGTCAACTGGCCTGTGACGTGGGAGACGTGGCTGTCTGACAACCGGGACCTGGGGCTTCTGATGGAGTATCCGCAGTCCTGGGGCCTGAGCGCGCGCTACACGCAGCAGTATCTGTTCACCAGCGCGTATGCCCACAACACCACGCTCTTCACCGCCGGGCAGGGCAACTACATGAGCGGTGCGGGCAGCAACCTCACCGCGGAGAACCTGGCCACCGGCGTCAACGCCATCCGGAACTTTGCGGACCCCGCCGGAAACGTGAGTGTCTACGCCGGACCGCTCTATCTGGTGGTACCTCCCACGCTGGAGTGGACCGCGCGCGCCCTCGTGGAGAGCACCGTGGTAACAACCGGCAATACCGCCAGTATCCCTGTCAACAACCCGGCCGCCCGTTCCGCCACCGTCGTGGTCGACCCATTCCTCGAGGCCATCGACAAGAGCTACGGAACGACCGGTTGGTACCTCTTTGCCGACCCGCGCATCCGGCCCGCTGTGCGCTACGGCTTCCTGCGCGGCTACGAGACGCCGTCCATCTACGTCCGCGAGGCCGACGCGCGGCTGCTGTTCGGCGGCGCCACCGACCCCTTCGACGGCGACTTCCTGACCGATGAGATCGCGTTCAAGCTCCGCTTCACGTTCGGCGTTGATGTGGCCGACTGGCGGGGTGCGTACCACTCCACCGGCGAGGCCAAAGCCAAGTAGCGGACTCATGAGCACGGCGGCCCCCTCCCCGCCCAGTGGGGCGTTCTGTCTGTTGCCCGTGTGCCAGCGGGCCGCCCCACGCCCCACATACGCCGAGCGGAGCAGACACCATGCCCGTCCTGTTCACCTACGATCCGACGACGGACGCCGGCATGGTCCGCCTGCTTACCGATGACGCCGATCCCGACAACTACGCGTTCACCGACGCCGAGATCGCCGCGGTCTACGCGGCCAACGGGAGCAATGTGCTGCGGACAGCGGCTCGGCTCTTGGAGATACTCGCCACCAACCACAGCAAACTTGCCATCAGAGTCGGTCGTGGCGACGTATCAGAAGACCTCACCCAGGTCGCCAAGAACCTCCGTGATCAGGCGGACCGCTACCGGGCGCAGGCCGATGAGTCAGACGACACCGGAGCCTGCCTGGAGGCCTCGGTCTCTCCATCCTACGAGCGGTTCAGCTACACCCGGAACATCCTGCTCGACCGTGACGACGAGGTGCGCCAGTGAACCGCGCCAGCGTCGGCAGCGTGCTCACCAGCCTCTACGCGCGGAGTGCAAGCAGCCTGGTGGAGGGCGAGCACCAGGGCACGGGAGACACTAACGCGCCACCGTTTGAGACCGCGGCTACAGGTCATCCGGCATTGCTCCTGCAACTCAGTGCCCGCCAGAGGCAGAGCCGGGCGCAGGCCTACAACGACCCGATCACGCACGAGGCCTACTGCGATGACAGGACGGAACTGGAGATCGGGTGCCGCGTGCGGGAGACGCACCGCAAGGCCGAGAACGGGGCCTGGGTGCTGATCCCGCGCGAACAGCAAGTCCGGTGCACTGTGCTGGGCAAGGAGCGCGTTCCCGGCCTGCCGGAGCCGCACAGTCAAGTCCGGCTGGACCTGAATCAGGTGAGCACGACGAGATGATGAAGCTCACGTTCATCGGCGAGGCCGCGGAGGAGTTGGACCTCGCCACCATGCGCCTGAAGGACCGGCGCGTCCTGATGCGGGCCGTGACCCGGAGTGCCGCACTGGTGCAGCGGCAGGCGAAGCTGAACACGCAGACGGTCTTCGCCAACCCGACCGTAATTCTGGCGCGCTCCATCATGGTCCACGCCAACGAGAGCCGGCTCTCGGCGGACATCGGACCGCACGTGATCTACGGGCGCATCCAGGAGATCGGCGGCACCATCCGGCCGGTCCATGCGAAGATGCTTGCCATCCCCATCGGCACGATGAAGGGCGCACCGCGGCACCGCCGCAATGCGAGCACTCCGCTCCACGTCCGGCGCATCAACGGCAAGCTCTTCCTGTTCGACGACGCGGGGGTCGCGCAGTATGTCCTGAAGGACTGGGTCGTCATCAAGCCCCACCCGTACCTGGTGCCCGCGCTCGCCGCCCAACAGGACAACATCGCCGCGGAGTTCGACGAGGCACTCCGCAAGGTCTTCGGGGTGACGTGATGAGTCAGGTCCGGGTGGGCACATTCAAGGCCGCGTTCCTCGCCGCCCTGCGGGCCTGGACCGTGGAGCCACTGGCGAGCGCGGTCATCCGCGTCGGCCCCTGCCGCTCGCTGCGCCTGACCAGCGCGCAGACAGCCCTCGTCATCGTGACGTGGTTGGGCATGCCCAATGGAGAGACCAGTGCGGGCAGCGGCAACAACTGGAAGCGCCGCTACAACTACGAGGTCCTGTTGGCGGTGCCCGACGACGAGGATGATACGGACGCCGCCGATAACGCCCTGATCGCTCTGTTCAACGAGTTCGAGGACTTCATGCACGCCAACCGCAGCCTTGCCGGGGTGCGCGTCGGGCACATCACCACGGCACCGACCGCGATAGTGCCGCTCTTCGAGAACACGGAGCAACTGTTCCGGGCCATACCCTGCGAGATCAACTACGAGACCCTGAAAGGGGGGTAACCCCCATGGCTCTTACCGCCGTAGAGACGACCCTGATGGGCCTGTTCGACCGTTGGGCTTACCAGAAGTCCGCCTGCCGGGCCGCCGCCGTGGGCGGCAGCGACACGTGGACGCGAGTGGATGCCGCCGCCGACGAGACCTTCGAGAACCGCGTCAAGGGCAGCGACCTCACCGCCCTTGACAACGCCATCGAGACCATGAAGCTCGGGCAACTGACGGACCTGCGGGCGGTGCTCGGGGACATCCAGACATACTGCACGACGGACCTCGGGCTGGCCGGGCTGGACGCCTACCTGACCGCCAAGCGCTGGCGGGTGGACGCTAAGCTCTCGGCTCTGTGGACCGAAGCGGGGCGCGCGGCGTTGAGCGTCGCCAACATCGCCGGGGATGCCGACGCCGGGGCGAG